GCTCATGCCCCATTCTCCGGTTTGTGGCGGTAAGCCACCCAGGTCTTGCCAAGGTTCTCGAATACCGCCAAGCCGCCGTGTGCTTCACGGCAAACCTCGTATTTCGTATCGACCAGCATCTATGTATATGGGCCTCCATCTACCGGGGCAATGCATATCGGCTCCCCGTCCATCTCCCGAAGCTGGTCCAGGGTTAGGGGAAGGTTTGACGGTACAGCCCTTTTGTTCCACATCTCCCGAACCTGCCCCATCTCCTGCGCTACGCCTGGGTCAATACCAGCAAGGCACTCAGCGCACCAGCAGCGCCACCGTTCGCCTGCCGGGCTGCCATACCTTTCGTAGAATATGCTGGTTCCTCCGCAGAATGGGCAAGGCTTCAAGTTCATGTTCTCGTTGCCCGGAACGGGCTCGAACAGCTCTATGGAACCGTCGCCGGCCCCACCCACAAAGAATCGCTGCGTTGTAGGAATCCGCGCCGCTTTGTCGTCCCAATACTCGGTCGCACCGATCTTCCGGGGGCGGGTTCCGAATTCCTCAATCCAGTCCGGCAGGCTCTCGTTCACGGCATCGAAGGTCAGGCCCCAGCCCCCACAGGCAGCAATGGCGTCCAGGAGAAGCTGATCCTCCCGGCAGGTCCAGAGGATCAGGCCAGCCCCGGCCCGCTGCTCCGCCCGGGCTCGTCTGATAACAGGCCAGTTTGGTTCCCCAATCTCCGGGTAGGTGTCAGTGCAGAGGCACCCGTCAAAGTCGATTGCGATTGCTTTTCTCATTTATTCGCGGCCCTCCCCTTGTAGTAGATTCGTTTTGCCTCGTTAATGTGGGTACAGTGCTTGTCCGGGATATAGAGCTCCACGGAGATTTGCCGCCCTTGCCGGAACACCCTTTTGACCTCGCCGGCCAGGACGGGGCCCATAGGCTCCCCGTTGTCATCCAGCGTCTGGAATCTGAAACGCTCGCCAACGTAGCCGGTGAAGTTCGCAGCTTGAAAACTCGTGATTTTCAACTATCTTCTCCCTCCCCCTCACTCCAACGGCATCTTGTAGACCTTCGGCGGAGCAATGGCGAATGGCGGTGCGTAGAAGTTTGCCGTGGCGATGAGCCCGCCATCGGCCCCCAGATACTTACCGTACTCGTCAGCGATTTCCCCCAGGACCTCCATGGCCCTGGCCTCGCTCTCGTACTCCCCCAGGCTCTCGGTGACATCCTCGGCCAGAGGGAAGGAGGCCAGCACCTTGACAGGCTTCCCCTCCTCATGACCTCCATAGAGGGACGAAAGGAAAACAGTTCCCGCCCTCTCCATGTTGAGCAGGCATTTCCTGTTTTGGCTTACAATCAGCATAGTATTTCCCCCTTCAGATTCAGCTCCCAAAGTCCCTGCATCCCCTTTGCCGGTATCGGTGAGTCAAGGGGAATTCTCCCGTGAAACTCCCAGGCATATCGCCCCAGGGTGAAATCCCCCAGGGCGCGCTCCATGGGCGTGAGCTTCGCCACGAATTCCTCCGTGATGAGATTGCAGCGGGTCAGGAGCGCCGTTCCCACGACGGCCCCGGTAGGCAGATGGTCCAGTTCCCCAGGCCACATGAACAGGCCCTCAAAGTAGTCCAGCGTGGTCCACCCGTCCCCCCGGTCGGCGACCAGCGCGTCGATAGTCTGACGCACCGGCCGCTTAGCCGCATGGATAGCGATGGGGCCGCGATAGGAGGTGGCCCAGCTGCGGGTTTCGTACTTCTTCCGGCCGGACGCCAACAGGGACGCCCAGGGCTGCCAGATGGTGATAGCTTTCATCCGGATTCCTCCCCCGGCTTGCGGCGGTAGGCCAGCCAAGTCTTTCCGTAGTCCTCAAAATCAAGGTAAGCGCCGAACTTGTCTACCACTATTTGTTCTGCATATGCGTTCACAAGGTAATTAGCCGGTAAAATCTCGAAATCATTCAGTGGAACCACCCACACCGGCTCCCCGTCCATCTCCCGCAGCTCCTCCAGGGTCAAGGGGTCGTTGGGCGGCAGTACCACCAGCCGCCCGTCCTTCTCGGCTTGGGCAAGCTCGCGTATGCGGTTCATGGATAAACCGTTTTGTGTTGCGTCTATGCAAAACTGGACAAATTTAGAGTCAAGGCCAGTCTCTGCATAGGAATCGCACAAGTGTTGATACTCAGACACTTCCTCCGGCTCCAGCCCGGTGTCCTCATAGGCAGCGAGGCGTTCCCATGCGGCCTCTTCCCATGCACACCCATCAGCGCAATGCCCTTGTATGGCTTGGCAGTCTCCACCTTCGAAATGGGTGCAACACACACCCGGCATCCCGCTGATCCTCGGCTCTCTGCTTGTCAACCGTTCCATTCCGCCCACCCTTTCTTCTCGGCCAGCTGGTCAAGGTCAGTCTGGGCTTCCTCACGGCTTCCGCGCCACGGGACGGCGGCCACACCCTTCCAGCCGACATCACCCTGTTTCTCCGGCCGCTGGTACCGGGCCTTAAAGGTGTTCTCGCCGAGGCCGGGCATGACCTGATACTTCCAGCCGCGGCTGTCGATGTACTTCTTAGGCATTCGTTTCCCCTCCGTCTGGCGCTTGGTTCCAGTCTCGCTGGTTCCAGTCGGCGGCGGCATCCACCAGCTTCAGGTGAGCCATGGTTTCCGGCATGATGCGGCATTTCTCGTTATCGTTGCTGCACCTGATCCGGTACCATTGCCGCATTCTGTTTCGATAACCGTGGATCAGCGGGGTACTGCCGCAGAAAGGGCAGCGAAACAGGTTCACCGTTTGGCCACCGTATTCGATTTGCATAATTAAACCGCTCTCCTTTCCTGCCGCCTGTTGAGGATGGCATACTTCCGCTGGGCCTGCTTCTTCCGCATGGCCCGACACTTCGGGCAGTAGGTCTGCTCCGTCCGCTCCAGGAACTCCCCTCCGCACGCCCGGCAATATTGCGGCCTGATGCGCTGGAACTTGGTGCAGCTGTCGCAGTCGGTGCAGTGCATTGTGCAGCCCCGGACGGCATTCCAGTGCTGACACATATCCTTCTGCCAGTATTCGCCGAAGTCCATGGAATTGCGGAGGGTGAGGAGCAGGCCACAGAGCCGGGCCATGGGCTTCCTGACGGTCTCCTTGTGTTTCTCGGATTTGACCGTGGGCTCCGGGGCTCCAGTCCCCCAGGGGCCGTCCCCCAGCATGGCCCGAACCTTGTCGGCGTTCTCGGTGTGATACTTGTTGAACACCACGCCCCGGACGGCCTTCTCCGACCGCCCTCCGCAGGCATCGCCAATCATGGTGTAGCTGCAGCCCTGGCGAATCATGTCCGCCATCAGCTGGAGGTCTTCGTCAGACCAGGAATTGTGGGGGCTTTCCCGGACTGGGCGCTCCTTCAGGCCGAGATCACGGCATCGGCGCTGAATAGCACCAGCACTCCGGCGCAGTTCCCGTGACACCTCCGCATAGGTGTACTTGTGTTGTTTCAGGAGGTAGGCCAGCCGTTGATCCTCCTGCTGTGTCCACGGGTCTTTGCGTTGGTTTGCATAGGATATCGTGTCTATTCTCCGCTGCTGGGCCACCCAATCAGGCTCCGCGCCCAGGGCCAAGGGCTCCATCTTGGAGAAGTCGATGAAACTGCGGTGCTGCTCTGCCCAGGCCCAGAACTCATCCAGGTAAACCACCAGAAAACTGTTTTCGACCACTTTCTTTGTGTGGACGGGAAAGCCGCGGTTCTTTATCCAGCTTTTCATCTGGTAAGAATGGCACTTCGAACCTCCCGTTACAGCCAGCGCAAGCTGGTTGAATGTCACGTAGTCCCCACCCATCAGGACAGGCCCCAGGTTAAGCCGTGTGGCGCGGACTTTGACTGCATCAACCGTCCGGCCCAGGTGCTTAGCAATAGTTGGAATGGACGCTTGCCCCCATTTTTCCATGAGGTAGATTTCTTCTTCGGATGTCCACAGTCTGCCACCCGCCATGTGATCACCCCCCGGGCGTTCTATATTTCTCACGGGCGCTTGTACCCTGTGCATTGTTTCGAGCCGCAAAGGGCGACAAATTCAATCCGTTCGCCCTTTGGTGCGTTTTTGTAGTTGACCGGGCAGTCCTTGTTTTTGCATTCATTGCAGCAGTATTTCACGACACTTCCCTCCGGCCCGGCCGTTTGTTCCATGCCGCCTCAGCCTGCCCCTGGGCGACAAACTTGGTATCATGCCAGGGCTGCACCCATGTCTTCGGCCCCCTGGTCTTGCAGTGGCGGCACACTACCCGGTAAGCAGCGTTCTTATCGCTCTTGCCCTCCCGCATGATGGCTACATCATGTGAGCCGCAGAACGGACACGGTTTGAGGTTCATTCCGCCACCTCCAGATCCGCCGTGCTGAACACGATGCCCTCGCAGAACGGCTCCCCGTCCTCCATGACGGTGAACGTCTCATGCGGGATGTCCGTGGAAAACACTCTGCTCGGCCTCTCGCCATCGCGCCAGATGGCCGTGATGGTCTTTGCGGCTTTCTTTGCCGTTTCGAAGTAGGGACAGGTGCAGTTCTCCGCATCGTTGCAGGCGGGTTCCTCCAAGAGCCCGTCCTTGGTGAGGTAGATGGTGGTGTCCTCATAGGCCCCGACCTCCTCATCGATGGCCCCGGAGAACTCCACGTTGTCATCGGAGTACCCATACACCACGACCAGACCGGCGTCCTTTGCGGCTCGTGCCTCCTCCGAAGTAATCTCCATGCCGTACTTGCGGCCGGAGAGCATTTCAGCTAATTCTTTCGCTGTCATTTTGTAAAACCTCCAAATTCACAAACGTTTTGGGATTTGCCACCAGTATTAGGTGTTTCCAATCTTCATCTGTTCCTGCGTGGGCCGTTGGGCCTCCCGGACATCGACCAGCCGGACATCACCCCACCGCTCCAGCAGCATGGCGATGGCCTCCTTGATGCCTGGAATGTGCCAAGCGGCACAGTTCACTTGAAATGTCAATATCAGCATTTTGTCCTCCCTGCGTTCTCAGCCGAGGAGAATCTTCCTTGCCAGTTGCTCACGCTCGGAGGCATTGGCCTTTCTCCGGCTCTCCCCAGCCAGCTTGAGGCGGATGGGGCACATTGCCAGAACCCGGTCATAGATTCGGGCGTACTGCATGGTGGTAGGGTGCTCCATCTCCTCCAGCGTCAAATTGGTGGTCACGATCACCGGCAGTTCCGAATTGCTCCGGGCGTCGATGATGTTGAAAATTTGTTCTTCAGCGTAGGCGCTGTCCCGCTCCACGCCCAGGTCATCCACAATCAGGAGCTTGTAAATCGAAAGGCGGTCAAGAAGGGCCTGCTTTTCGTAGGTGCCTTGGAGCAGGTTCAGCAGCCGGGGGAAGTTCGTGGCCGCCACCGGGACTTGCCGATCCAGCAGGCCGTTCCCGATGCAGGAGGCCAGGAAGCTCTTTCCCGTGCCAACGCTGCCGTAGAACAGCACCCCGATGTTGTTCGCTTTCATCTCCTCCCAGCACTCTACATACCGCTGGCAGGCGTCCGACACCTTCGGCTGCTGTCGGTCATCCTGGGCAAAGGTGTATCGAAGCCCATCCGGGCAGGAAAGGCCATCCTCGCGGCGCCGCGCCATATCCATTTGGAACCGTTCGCGCACAGCCCGCCGCTCGGCTTCCTCATCGGCCTCGCGCTGGCACTGGCAGACAGCCCGAACAACGGTTTCCACTTTGTCCCCAGTGAGCGGGTTAAAGGGCAGGCGTGTCTGCTTGGGCGTGTGGCATTTACCGCAGTACAACAGCCCATCCTCACCAACATAATCACTGGGCTCCTCATGGGTTTCCATCAGCCCTTGAATAACATCCAGCACCTTTTCTCACCTCACACAAAACTTTCTCCACCCTCATAATCAGCGGGTGTCTTGACATCCCTTTTGCCCCCAGGCTTTTGCCATCGCTCCCAAGTTTCAGACGCTCTAACTGCTGCTTTCCAGTCCTTCATGACGGCCCTACCCGTCATCCAGCCCCTTGCCGCATAGTAGTCAACCCAGACCTGCGGGTCGACACAGCTACTGCGGGAACGCACGTATTCAGCGACCTCTTCCACCGTCGGCGGCACAAAACCGGAACCTAAATTCTCCCCTTCGGACGGTGCGTGTGGGGGGGCGGGCGCCGCCGGCGCGCCGCCCAACACTCTACTTTCCTTTACTTTACTTTCCTTTACTTTACTTTGGGGGTTTCCGGGGGAATTTTCAGAGTTTTCGGGGGAATTAACGTCATTATTTCCCCCGGTTACGCTGACAAGGGTAAGCTTCGCACGAACACCGGCCGGAACATCTGATTTAGAACCAATGTTCAGTAGCCAGTATTCGCTTACAATCGTTATGACGTCGCGCTTTTCGCAGCCGCGAAGGTAGCGACGCTGGATACCCGCGCTTGTCAGTACGCCGAACATCTGAAAGACCCGCTCATCGAAAAGCGAACGTGTCAGACACCCTTGCAGTACCTCGCTTATGTAGGTGGGCTGCTCCCGCAACTCATCAGCCGCCAGCAGAAGTTCGTCTTTGTCCCACCGTAGGAAGTATCCATCTCCCTCATAGACCTTGCCCAACACATACAGCACGAATAACACACTGGATGCACCGAACTCCGACCGAAGGAGTCTTACCTTTTTGTCCCTCAGAAATCCAACGTCCATCGGGTAGTAGTCCAGCCCGGTTTTCGTTGGTCGTGCCATTCTCTTGCCTCACCGCCTTTGTGGGAATATCCGGGAGGATCGCTCCCCCCGGAACTCCCTGTGTCGTTTATGGATGCGCAAGCCCCTGATCGGGGCCGCTCCCACGCGCCTGCTCCCTCAGATCATAGACGGCATTGAGGTATCGGGTAAGCCGCTGGGCTTGAACCGCCTCGGAAATCAGGATGGCGAGGTAAGGCTCGCCGTAGCGCGTTCCATACAGGTTATTGATACGCTCCAGCTTTCGCTGCGCCTCCGGAAGGGCCAGCCGGTACTCCTCGTTGGAGAAGGCTGAACCGTTCCGCCGCTCGGCGGCGGTGCGCAGGTCGAATGTAATGCCCATCATGCGTCTCCTATTCTGCGCAGATGATGACTTGGACGTGGCATGGCACCGCTTGCCGCACCCGGTTGATGAAATTGCCCTCGTTGCTGGCGGCGTTGGACAGGTGCAGGAGGTACAGCGCACGGCAGGCCGACAAGTCCAGGGTGCGCAGATACTGGCACAGCGTATTGATCTCCATGTGGCTGTTGGTGACGCGCTTTTTCACCTTCTCCGGCATCCTCTCGCAACGGGCAAGGATAGCGGCATCATAGTTGGCCTCCAGCGCCAGGAGGTTCACTCCGGGAAAGCGATAGCCCAGGTTAACGGTGTCAGTGGCGAACACAAGCCGCTCCCCGTCCGTTCGACTGTAAATCAGGAACCCCAGCGGTTCCGCAGCGTCATGGAAGGTTGCGAAGGGCATGATCTCCAGGCTGCCCACCTGGAGCTGGACCCGATCCGCTACAGCGGAAATCAGGTCGCAGCCCAAGGCGTCGGCAGTCCCCTCGCTTGCGAAAACCTCCACACCGGATTTGATGAGGTCCATAACGCTCTTTGCGTGGTCTTTGTGCTCGTGGCTGACCAGGCAGGCCCGGATATTGGAAAGGTCAAAGCCCAGTCCCTTCTTGATTTTGCGGAAGGAGATACCGCACTCCAGGAGGATCACCGTCTGGCCATCGCTGACCACATAGCAGTTCCCATGGGAGGAGCTGGCAAGCGAGGTGAAGGTCATATGGGATTTTCCTCCTTCTTCTCCTGTGCGCCAGCAGCGGCTTCAGGCTTCTGCCCGCCGCTGGTGTCCACATCCACTGGGTCGGTGGGCACATGGAGTTTCTGATATTGGGTGGACTTCTTGATCCGCTCCTGAATCCACCCCGGCAGGGAGTTGAATACCTCATCATCCCAGGCATCGATGTCGAAGGCGATGAGCGGGGTTTCCGTTTTCGGTACATCCATTCCCGCCGGCAGGGCAATAACGGATGTAATGCGGTTGTAGCTGCCGCTGTCTTTTTCCTCCACGATGACCTGCAGGAAACAGCCGGTACCCAGCATATCCAGGACGGAAAACTGCATGAAACCATTCTCGTCCTCCGTGAGTTCCGCCTCGGTGAATGCCTTCCCCCGCCAGGACACCAGCGTCTGATAGAGGCCGCTCTTCTCGTGGAGGGAGGCGGAGAAGTCTTTGCTGAGCCAGCGGGGCTTGTCCTCGCCGTCGATCTCGATGGTCTGGGAGGGAATCTCCCAAATGACCAACATCTTGTCGTTGTACTTCTTGAAAGTCTCGCTGTACTGCTCCCCCAGGTCAACGATGCCAACGCACACCGCCGGGTAGGTTCCGGCATCCATCGGCGGCACCGAGGAGCCGGACTTCTTTTTGATTTTCAAGCTCATTTCAGTTTTCACCCCTTATTCCTTTGCCCAGCGGACAATGCCGCCGGTCATTTTGACAAACTTATCGCCCAGGCGCTGGGCCTCGTCCTCAGTCATGCCAACCGTGTCAGGCTCCCCTCCGTGGTAACCGTCCTTGAGGAAAACGATGTCCCCGACAATGGGCTGGCCATGCTTGGGAGTGCCATAGAGCTCCGAGCCGAGCCGATTCATCGGCAGGCCAAGCAGTAACCCCTCCTCGTTCACCATCATGCTGTACGGCCGGTCAAGGCCCATGGGGTGGACGTGCTCGTACCGCCCGCCAACAGCTTCCTTGATGACATCATAGTGGGGCGGGTCATACTCCACCCGGTGGATCTCGTTCTTGGTATTGACCACCAGGGCAATCATCAGTGAAGCCCCCCGTCGGTGAGCTCACACCGCAATTCCTTGTCGGACTCGGAAACCACCAGGCGGATCACCTGCGTGTCGGCCTGGGCCAGCTGGGTCACGCTCTCGGCATTGTCCACGAACAAGGGTACCTGGGCGCCGTAGTGCCTGGAAAGCGTATTGATGATGTCGATGCCGGCGTTGACCTTGGCCCCGCTGTTCAGGCCAGTGGCGTAGGGGATGCCGTTCACCGTCACATCGCAGCAGTCCTCCAGGCCGCCGTTGATCTGCTCCTTGAAGAGCCGGAACCGCACCAGGGAGAACCGGCGGTTGATGCTCTCCTCGATGAACTTGACCTTGTAGCGCACGAACTCGTCGCAGAGGAACAGCATCCCGTCCAGTTGGTTCAATTCATCGGATGCGGCAGCGGCCTGCGCCCGCAACTCCTCCATCCTCTTGTTGGCGTACTCCAGGGCCGTCTTTTTCGCCAGCTCGCCGCCCAGCCGTTCCAGTTCCCGGTCCACATCGGCCAGCGCGTCCCGGAGGACCTTCTGACGGGCGGTGGTGCTGGCGGTCAAGCCGTCCAGTTCCTTCTGAGCCTCCGCCGCCTGCGCCTCCAGTTCCGCCTTCCGGCTGGCGTAGCCATCCATGTCGCTGATTTCCGGCCGCTGCGCACTTTCCAGCGCCTTAAGCTGGGCAGTCAGGCTCTCCGCCTGCTTCGAATCCTCGGCGGCCTCCTGCTCCAACTTTGCGATGTCGGCCTGGACGCCCGCCAGCGTGGCCTTGGCGCGGTTTGCGGCCTCCACTGTCTCGCTCTTGCGGCGCTCTTTATCCTTCTCAAAGGCGGCCTGGGATGCTTCCAGCTTGCCCTTGGGCAACGGCTGGCCGCAGGTGGGGCAGGAGCCGCCCTTGAACTGCTCGCCGTTGATGGTATCCCACCGGGCGCGGCAGGCCGTCACGTCGCCCTCCAGGGCCGTCTGGCGGCCGCGCAAATACTCAAGGTCGCGCTGGCGGCGGGTTTCCCGTGCGCGGAGGGAATTGAGGCTCTGCTGGAGCGCAGCGGCCTTGTCCTGTCCGCTTTCCGCTTTCAGCTTGAGGCGGTGGGCAGTGTTCTCATTTTCAAGCTGCCCCAGCTCATTGCGGATGCCGGCCAGCTTGTTCCGCAGTTCCGTTCTGCCGCCGTCCTGCTCCGCCTGATCCAATTCCCGCTGGGTTGCAGCCCGCCGCTCCTGCGTCTCTGCCCTCTGGCGCTCCAGAGTGGGGAAGTCGATACCGGAGAGGTCGGCCACCGTCTTCTTGCATTCATCCAGCCGCGCCGGAGTATCGTTGCGCACATTGTTCAACCCCTTGCGCTGGACCGCCAGCTTCTTGCGGAAGTCGTCCAGCGTCAGCCCCTGCATGGCTGTGGCCAAGGGCGCAAACTGGGCGTCGCTGGCCAGAATTTCCTCGTCTGTGGCCACTGCCGCCACATCGAACAGTGCGGCCCGGCGCTCCTGCCAGGGCAGCTCCGCCGCAAAGTAGGTGATGCTGGTGAGCAGGCGGAAGGCGTTCTCCTCGATAATCTCCCCCACCCGGCGGGCGAACTCGTTCTTTTTGCAGGGCACATCGTCCACAAAGTAGTCGCTGCTGTGGCCGTCGAAGGTGTCCTCGGCGCTGCCGCGCTTGGTGCTCCAGATCTCGTAGTAGGTGCGCTTCAACTTCCGCTCTGCGCCGTCCACCAGAAGCACCGCCTCCACCGAGGTGATCGCGTGGTGGTCTTTCACGTTGCCCTCCAGCGTGAGGGGCTTGATGTCGAAGTCTTTCTTCCCGTGGCTGTCCTTGCCGAACAGGAGCCAGGTGAGGCCGTCGTAGATGCTGGACTTGCCGGCGGCGTTCTGGCCGTAGATGGCGGCGTTCCTGCCGTCAAAACGGATCTCCAGGTGCTCGTGACACTTGAAATTTTCAAGCGTCAGGGAAACAAGCTGCATTTTCATGATGGCATTTTCCTTTCTGACCTGCTATACTGCAGGTGTACTTAGTTATTTTTTGCCCCTTGGCCCATCGGGTGTGTGACCACCCGGCGGGCCTTTGCATGACATTAATCACTCTGTTCCGAAGAAATAGCAAGTAAATTTAGACTATAAACTACACAAAAAGTTGCGCCTGACGTTGGGTACTATGACTTTTGCAGCAGCCCTTCTTACAGGGCAATGTACACAGCATCGGAGGCAACCAGATCGGCCAGTTTCTCCTCCAGGAATGCCTTGACAATTTCCCGTGCATGCAGCTTCCACATCCCGCCATCAGCCTCGGTGAAGCTGATCCCCCGCTCATTGACGCGGATCAGGAAGATACTTTCCGGTTGCTCGACCTCTTGGAAGGTCCGGTAGGGCCGCAGCGTTACGATGGGCCGGATCGCTTCGTTGGTCTGGAGGGCGACGCCCTTCTGTGCGGTCACGCTGGTGGCGATGCCGCTGTTGTTGAAGGTGACCTTGCTGCCAGTACTGATATCGCTGAGCAGCTTCATGGCATATACGGCATCAGCGGTTTCCTGGAACCGGGTGCGCAAGGCAATCTGCATTTCCTCGAACCCCATCTCTACACTCTCGCCCCAGCCGGGAACATCCGTGGCCTTGGCCTCATAGTAGACCTGCCGGAAATACCGGGCATCGGGGTCCGGCTGGCCAAAGCAGCGAACCGTCAGGTGACTGGGGATCGTGATGTACAGGGGCGAGTCCATGTTCGCCGCCTCGGTCCGCACTAGCTTCACCAAGGCATCCAGGCTGTTGAGCGGCAGCGTGTCCGGGTGGGGAAGGTCAATAGTGGGAATGAGTTCTTCCACAACGCCGTTGGTGGTGACGACGAAGGTTGTTTCACCCTCCTTGTGGATGATCGGCTGTGCCGTATGCTGGATGTGTTCGAACAGTTCTTTCAGCATAATTTTTCTCCTTTTACTTTATTAGCCTCAGCAGCGCAGGCGCTTCTTGCTCCGCGCCGTCGATGCTGAATTGCCCAGGGATTTGGGGAGCCATTTCTACAACCTCACCGTCTCCGGTAATGTAGAGGAATGTAGTGACCGGCTCTGTTGGCGCCAGGGTAGACTTGGAGTGCGCTTTGACTTGGACATTCTGGCGGGATTCGTCCACTGAAAACTCCAGCGTAACGGTAAGTTTCCGTTTGGTCTTGGTTGGTGTGTTCGGGTCCGAAATGTTAGCAACAATGAGCGGCATTTCGTAGTCCACACGTTCCATGATGGCACCACCCGCCATTTGCAGGATGGACTTCGTGTTCACTTCCATCGTGGCAGATCCTCCTTTCATGAGATTTAAAAATTTTTGTTCCGGATAAGCCGTGCATAGGCTCTATACCCGCCGCCGCAATCATTATTTGCCCTGTTAAGATCACTGACCAGGTCTTCGCGGGTCCAGCCCTTGGGCGGTCGAAACAGTCTGCATACCTTTCCGGCGGCATTTTTGTAGTAAATCAGGATCATCAGGAATCGCCACCTCCCTTCCGTTCGCGCCGGAACGCCAACCAAGTTTTTTGGTAGTCGTCAAGATTTGTCAAATCTGCAAGGCACATAACAAATCCAGAGTCAAATTTCGGCAGCGTTTTCATCACACCGAACGATGCCACATAGATTGGCTTTCCGTCCATCTCAAGAAGCTCTTCTACCGTCAACGGCGTGAACTTCTCCCGCAGCACATCAATTTCCGCTGACAGCTGCTCAATCAACTCAATGGCCTCCCGGCAGATCGCGCAGCCGTGGGTGGAGCAGCTGTGCTCATGTCCACACCCCAGACAGTTCAGGGAACCTGTCTCCGGGGCCATGCAGCGCAGAGCCTTAAGCAGATCATCCTGGCTCATCCTGCAACCATCCTTTCTATGACGGCCTTTACAGCCATGCGCAGCTTATCGGCCCGTTCCGGCTCCCTGCTGGCGATCTTGGCCAGATAGCCGGACAGTTTGTTGTAATGGTCCTGCCAGGCTTCGTAATGGATGCGGAAGGCCGACACATCGCCGTCAGCAGCGGCCAGCTGCTTTTCCAGCGCCTTGACACGCTCCTGCTCCTCGGCCCTGGCCTTTTCCACCGCATCGGTAGTCAGCGCGTCCTTTTCCTCTTGGGTAAGCTCTCGGACCTGCGGCTCTTTGGCCTTCAGATCGGCCAGTTCCTTCTGGGCTGCGGCAAGGGCATCCTCGGCGGCTTTCCGGGCCGTATCAGCCGCCCTCTTGGCATCCTTGGCCTTGTTCACCTTCTCGGTCATCTCGGCAACAGCGGCCTTCCTGGCGGCCTCCACGGCCTCCTCGTCCACCTCTACCGCCACATCAACCGGACGGCTGCGCAGCTCCTCAAGCTCCTGAAGCAGACGAGCGTGTTCCTCCTCGGCGGCCTGGGCGGAGGTGTTAGCCTCGCTCAAGGCATCCTGGAGCCGCTGGGCCTTGTCGCGCTGCTTCTCAAGAGCCTCCTGTGCCTTTTGCGCGGCAGCTCTGGCCTGGTCAGCTTCCACCCCGGCGCTGGTCAGCTTGGCCTTATAAACCTGGGCCTGGCCAGTGATCTCCTCTTGGAGCCGCTCAGCCTCCTGCCTGAGCTTTCGAGTCTCCTCCTCGGCGGCGGCCATTGCCTCCAGCGCCTCCTCCCGTTCCTTCAGGGCCTTGTCCAGCTCGCGGGTGCTCATGGACTCCACGTCATGCTCGGCTACGAACCGCTCCCGCTCCTCCGCTTCCGGCAGGGCCAGAAGCTGGAGGGCCTTGGTGTATGTCAAATTCCCAAACGCCTGGGAGTTTGACACGCCTCCGAACAGGCTCTGCTGGCTGGCGCCGTACTCCCGGAATATCCGCATGAAATTCTGTGCTGTGGATTGGGAGTAGTTGACCTCCTGTTTCAGGTAGTCGCCCCACCGGCCATGGGGGAGCATTGCTTTGACCTCCTCCAGCCGCCGGCCAATCTCAATGGCGTACCCCAAGACCACCTGCTGCGCCTGCCGCTGCAGCGTCCGGATCTCCAGCGTCACCGTCTCTACGGTTCGAACAGGGGGCGGGGCCTCTTTTTTGACCTCCGGCGGGCCGCCCACCCCGAACTGCTCACTCAGGCACTTGCCCTCAGAATCACTATCGTTCATGCTGCTGCTCCTTTCTTCCTGGGCAGCTTAGGATTTCCATGCTCATCCCGCTTGCTGCCCTTTTTCAGCCAATCAAGCCATGTGTCTAAAAATTCCCGGTAGAACTCTCTCGGATCGGGGGCAAACCGTCCTTTTTCGGTATACATCCCCTCATTCCTGAAACCATGGATCTGAACCAATCTGTTCCCGTTCATCTCTATGGTCAGCCAGGGCTCGTCCGGCTTTTTGACCTTCCGCATGAAGAGGATAGTCACTTTTCCCTCCATGTGCCGCCTCGCATAGCCGCCTACACAGTGTTGTAGCTTTC